CCGAACCCCCGAAGGGGGACAAGCTAAAAGGTGGATACACCAATCTATATAGAACTCATAGCGGAGGTTTTCGTACTGGAGGTAGGTGATCCCTAATTGGTGGGCAAGGGCGTGGCGATAGGTGATTTGTTGGGGTATTGTATTCATAGGTGTTAGGGTGTTTTTAAGAGTTTAAATTCGCGTTCTTGGGCTTTTTCGGCTGAGATGAGATAGGGCTCTAACTCATTGGCTCCAGTACGTGTCTTTTCGATGTAGGCTCGAAAGTCTTTGACGAATATACGGTTTTGACTAAGCCAATAGAATTTGTTGGCAACGGCTCCTTTGGGGTTCCCCTTACTGTCGGTTTGTGATATGCCAATAAAGAGAGTGTTAGGAAATGCTTCGATGAGCTTGTTGTATAGGCTTGCGGGCTTGCCGTCGAAACACTCTTGTATGCTGTCAATAAATACTATTTTAGGTTGTTGTGGACGGTCCAGGCGTAGCATCATTTTATCTACATATTCTTTTTGTACAGTGTAACGTTTTCGGTGCTGTTTGAGCCCGTAGCGGTCGAGGTTTTCAATGAGTGATAGGCTGCCACACTCTTCTAAGGAGTTGTATAGTACCTTTTCTTTTTGGCAGAGTTCTTTCATTAGCTGTAGGGCGTAGGTGGTTTTGCCGTGCCCTGAGTCGCCATAGATAAGGAGGCTGCCGCTTCTTTCTACCTTGCCGAGATGGTCTGTCCATTGTGGCGATAGGTCGATTGTTTTGTACTTTTTGCGCGCTAAATCTTCATAGGTGTAGGCGCGGGGTATGATTGTTTTTTCGTTATTTTCCATCATTGAGTTGTTGTAGGCGTTGCTTTTCAATTTCGGTGCGTACTTTTCTGAGGCTTCCTGCGGTGTTAGCGTACATTTGTGCAGGGCTGATAGTTGAGCCATTAGCTTGGCTTACTTGGGCTATTTGGGTGAGGAGGAAGGCTTCGATGGCTTCTTTATCGGACGGAGGACTTACACGGCTGTATTTGGAGCCGTAACGGTCGAATATTTCGGCATAGCCTACTTTTTTAATACCCTTATTACGGTCGATTTTAGCCTGCAAGCCGTCTGCTCCCATCATATACCAACCGCATACGTATTCGGTAGCATTCCAAAGGCTTTTGAGTTCCAAAAAGGCGTGGTATTCGAGGTCGCCAGCTTCGTCTAATATCACTAATGGGGTTTCAAGTTGTTTGAGGTAATACACCAAATCTTCATATACTTCGGCATATCGTCCTGTATAGGTAATGCCAAACTCTTGTGCGATTTTGCGTATAAGTTTTTGTTTGGTTTTTACTTGCGAGCAATCTATATATACGGCGTTTTTATTTTTGCTTACATATACTTTGGCGGTGTGTGTTTTGCCTATACCTGCGCGGTCGCATAGGATAGCCGAAAGCGAGCGTGTTTGGCAGGCGGTAAGCTGGCTGTAGATGTACTGAAAGGTTTCGGTCTCTACGGTTACCCAAGGAGCTTCATCGCGGAGTTGCACTTGTAGTTTGCGGGCGATACTTATCCATTTGGCATCGGATAGCACGCCATCGCGTTCACCTTTCATTACACGGTTGTACTGGGCACCATTGATACCAAGACTTTTGGCGTGGTGAGTGTCATAGCGGTAGTTTTGTCGGTTTTCGGCAATTGCTTGTACGATTTTTTCTTTTAGGGCTGTGGTTATCATAAGTCTAATAATGCTTTATTTATGGTTTCTACTTTTGTTTTGCTGTACTCTTGATAGTTGAGTGCGGGTGTCTCGGTGTAGTCTACTGGTGTGTAGTCTACTTCGGTAGCGGTGGGTATGGGTGTGGTGAGGCTTCCTAAGCGGTTGAGCTTTTGCAGTGATTGGGTACGTACCATTTGGTCGAACTGGGTAACATAGCTCATTGCTTCAGCATATTGTTGCTCATCGTGCTGAGTCCATTCGGCATTAGCGCGGTTGAAGGTAGGCACTGGGCTACAAGTGCAAAGAAAGGCTCCATTTTGATATAAATATACTTCGGTAATACCGTCTTTATTAGGCAAGTAATAGGCTTCTACTTGGTAGTTGTTGGGGGCTAATAAGGTAAGTACTTGTGGGTTGGGTAGTTGGTATTTTTGGTATTGTACGGTTACGTATTGGCTACGGCGTATGGTAGTAGTGGTGCATTTGCCTATGTATTGGGCTAAAAGGGCTCGGTTGAGTTGTGGCAAATTAGGATTTACATTCTCTAAAAATACCTCCAAACGTGTCTTCCCAGGGAAGCGTTGTTGGTCGGGGTGGGGTTGGTTGTTGTATAGAGTTTGCTCTTGGAGTTCCATTGCCACAATATCATCATAAGAGGCTTTGGCTTCTTTGTAATTGTTGTTGAACTCATCGAATATCTTCTGTTGCGTGGTGCGGTTGCTATCACGGCGGGCATAGTGGCGACCTACGTTTTGGTGTCTGTCTTTCTCTATACCGTATTTTTTACCTCGTATCATTGTCTCGGCATACTTCTCTTGTGAGTTGGTAGGGTTACAGAACCGCACAAAGGGGAATAGGTTGTTGGCTTTCAGTAGCCCGTCGGCAAACTCTCCTGTTAGGTGTCGTTCTACTTCTATCTGCATTGGAGTACCCAAGCCGTAGGAAGTAGTAAATTGAAACATTGAGCGAAAGCAGTCTAAGAAAAGCTCGGTGTCTTTTTTCTTGCTGTGAGCAATACCTATAAGGGCGGTGCTCATCACATCGTAAGCATAGTATGCCATTACTTTGGTGCCGTCGGGTAGCTTGGTGTGCATTATATCGCGGTCATCAAGGGTTATTTTACTCATTGAGTAGAGCGGTGCGTGGCGGTGAACGTGAGGGCGCAACTTGTGGCTAAAATCGTACTCGCCATTGCGGGCTTTGGCTATGATAAGCTGATTTTCGGCTTTGCTAAGCCATAGTTTTACGGTGCTTTCAGATACTTCTAACAGGTTGCCATTCTCATCGCAAAAATCGTCTACATTAAAGAGTTCGCCCGTAGCGCGGTCGAAAAGTTCTATTTCGCCGTATAGAAACTGCTTGTAAATATCATAAACCGAACTGATGTAAGGTTTATTAGGCATACAGCAGATGGATATAAAGAGGCGTTCCATTGTAGGGGTTACTATTTTGGCATTGTCGGAGCCCTCGCCCTTGTGAATGAAGGTAGCGTAACGCTCGGTAAGGAATTGGTTGTATTTGCGTTGTAGGCTTCGTGGGTTGTTAGGTAATGAGAAACTCCACTTTTCTGGGTTTAGCGCATTCACGGCTTCGCTTATATTTTGCCATATTTGGGTTTTGCGCTTGCCAAAGGCTTTAGCTGTGAGCGGGCGGCTTTTAAGTAGCGTTTCGATAGCACCCAGTATCATAGCGGAGGTGGCTTTCTCCCTCTGCTGTGGGAGGGGGAGTGATTTGCCGTTAGGTTTGCGGTGCTCGGCAAAGAAGTTGATGGCTTCGGGATCGGGTACAATATACTCTTCTAATACATTGGTAACGATGTGAGCCTCTTCGGGCTTGCCGAGCATACGCACGCAAAATTCTTTAACATTCACACCTTTCACTACGGGGAGGCTCTCAAAGGCTACCCACGCTTCATTACCTTGTCCTTTGCCCGCTTGGGTAACTTGGAGCTTACCACGAGCGCATAGCTTTTTGTAGTACTCATAAGTAACTACCTTCCAATCGCTATAGAGCAGGCGTGCGGGGATAGATAATATGTTATTTTGGAATGCGTACATTTTAGTATCTTTGCGCTTTAAATTAATGAATTATGAATAACGAAATTTCAACTATTGCCTATGCTAATTCAATAGCATTAGGGGCACGTTTTGAGGCTTTTGAAACATTCTTTTGGAACTGGTTAAAAACCATAGAGGGCGATGAGAATGCCATCTATTTTAGAAAACTGTTTTTAGAACTTTTTGCCCAGAACGTACACGGTTTATTTGCTCTAATGCCCACTTCTCTTGAGAACGAGACCGTTCGGAACTTCCTGCAAATGAAATTAGAGGAAATAGAGGAGCATCGGAAGGCTCTTGATGACTTACTTCCTTAATAGTAGGGTAGTACTTCACTGGCTTGCGGTACTCTATTTTTTCGCGTTTCACTACTATACCTAAGAAGGTAGTGCGTATTTCTCTGCCGATGATAAGGAATTCATCATTGATTAGGTAAATGGTTTTTACTTTCATTTTAATAGGGGTTAGGGTTTAGTTTTTATAACTTCTACGGCATACATACCCTCGTCGGTATAAAAGGTAAGGGCGAAACGCCTGCCGTAGGCTTCTTTAATCATTTGTTGTACTTCGGTATGGTCGAAAGCCTCTTGATAGCTTTCTACTTCAATACTGGGCACTACACCTGCTACATTGTAGCTAATTTTGCCTTTGCGGATACGTTGTAAGTGTACTTCTACATTCATTTTAAATAGGGTTTAAAAGGTTTTTAATGTTGTTATGCTTCATAAAGTTTTAACTCTAATTGTACTACTTGTGGCAGTCCTTGGACCTTGGTAAGTTGCTGATAACCGTTTTTGAGTTGCAAAAGGGCTTCGGCAAACTCTCTATTGATGTACCACTTGCCTTCGGCGGTGCGGTAGAAGTGCTGGGGGTGCTTTTTGATACGGCGATGATACTGCCCACTGGTAACTGAGTACTGGTGGAGTAGCAACCACTCTATATAGGGCAGGGCTTCCTTGCCATAAACATTGAGAGAGGGAGGCATTTTGATATAGGTAAGGGCTTCCAACTCTTCCCAACGGCGATTGACCTTGATACGGAGTTCTACACTATACCCAGTGAGGAGGTCGAACGTTTGCATTCGTGTTAGCTCGAAATAAGGGTCTTTTCTTTGTCTTCCACCTCCTAAATCACTGATTCTGTGTTTCAGCCCAATTTTGGGCAGATACAATTTTTCATAACCTTCATTGAGTTCACGAATATCACGCATAACGTGTTTGTGCTGTTTGCCTGTTAGGTTGGCAATCTCAATGCTGGACATTGTTTGCTGAATGGTGTTAATTAAGTTACTCATTTTGTTGATATTTGTTAATTAATTTTTCGCGTTCTACTATAAGGTAATAAAAAGCTTTATAGGCTTTTTCGTCTCCTCTTTGCAAACGCATTCTCGTAGCATCAGTGCTACAATTTAACATCTTAGAGAGCGTATAAATATCGCCAGTTTGTTTTTTTTGTTCGCAAAAGCGAACAATCTCAGAAAATTGTATTACTTTTGTCATTATTATAATGTTCATTTGTTTTAACGGGGCAAAAGTATAAGATATTTTCTACACTACAAAATATTTTGTAGAAAATATTTTATATTATTTTCTATATTATTGATTTACAATAAAATATTTTTACACTATGTCAAACACTGTTAGCAGAATAAAGGAATTTATAGACTTTAAAGGTCTATCTGTTAGAAAATTTGAAGAGGCGGTAGGCTTTTCTAATGGAGCTTTTGCTACCCAATATAAGAATAATAAATCTATTGGTAGTGATAAAATAGAAAATATTCTATACTCTTTCCCTGAATTAAATACAGAATGGTTACTTACGGGTAAAGGTGATATGCTTAAAAGCGAGGGGGCTATAGAAGTAATAAAAACACCTCGTGTAGAAATTATTGAGCCTATCAAGGTAGAGGGACGTAGCCTAATGCCTAAAGTAGTCGTAGTAGATGATAGTGATAATGACCGTATTCCATTAGTGTCCATTAAAGCCCAAGCGGGCTATCTTAAGGGCTATGATGATAGCAATTATATTGAGGAGCTACCTACATACAGTGTCCCAGATATGCGAAATGGTACATATCGTATGTTTCAAGTGAGCGGTTTTTCTATGTACCCCACCTTACAGGACGGTAGTTATGTAATAGGTAAATTTGTTGAAAATTGGGAGTGGTTGAGTGATAATAGGGTATGTGTAGTTGTCACAGAATGTGATGGGATAATCGTAAAGAGGGTAACAAATAGGGCAAGGGAAAAAGGGTTCCTTTATTGTAAATCTGACAATAGAGATTACAAACATATTACTGTAAGAGTAGAGGATATAAGGGAAATATGGGAGTGTCAAGCTCATATATCTTTTGAGTTCTTAGACCCAGTTACCAACTATCAGAAAATTGCAGAACTTGAAGTGAACGTATCGGAATTGCAGGATAAGGTAAAAAACTTGGAGACACAACTATTACCCGAACATACCTAATATATAGGGGAGAAAAGGAGTATAAATAATAAAAAAACAACTTTTATGATAACAGTATTAAACATTATTGCCCTATTTATAAATATGGTAGGGCTTGTTCTTATTTTTCGTTATGGCATTAGCCCAATGACACCAAAGAGTGGTAGAATACACTTATACCAACGAGAAGCATTGGAGAAACAAAATACCCCAATGCACGAAAAAGAAAGAAGATATAAGAGGCTTTCTGTTTTAGGTTTGTATTTAAGCCTCTTAGGTATGGCTATGCAAATGTTATTACTTCTCGTAACGCTCTTTTAA